TAAAGAAGATTCTTTGGGGATTATTAACGAAACTTTATATGAGGGATTTCCAGTTAATAAAGAACAACTAGAAGAGCTTTTTGAAAGTAGTTTTATCTATAGTAAACAGCAATGGATAGATAGAGTAGCAGAAACATGTAAAGAGTTTGCAGTAGAACTTGAAATGATGGATGAAAATGAAGAGTACATTTCAAAATGTTTAGATGAATTAAATGGGTTGCAAAAAGATGTAATTAACGAAAGATCGCAATACGTCTTTATGATTAACTTTGATACAGAACTTGAAGCGGCCGGAGCTAATGGAGCTTCTGCTCTTAGTACAGACTATGGTTTAGATAGTGTTGTTGATAGAAATCATAGCTTAGCTTCTGGAGTAAAATCAGGATCACTAGGTACATCAGAGATCTTAGCAGCGTTTGATTTGTTTGAAGACAAGGACCAAGTAGAAGTTGACTTCTTGATTGCTCCTTCATTACTTTCTAGAACAGATCAAACTACGATTGTTAATGATTTGGTTTCAACTGCCCAATCAACCCGTAAAGATTGTGTTGTCGTGGCTTCACCAGCAAGAAGTGATGTTATTGGTGTAACATCTGACGCAACAAAGGTATCTAATGCAGTTACAACTGCAAACACATATACTAAATCATCTTATCTTGTTGCTGATAATAACTTCTTGAAAATCTATGATAAGTATAATGATCGTTATGTTGATGTTCCAGCTGCTTCTACTGTTGCTGGTATTATGGCTGCAACAGATATTAATAGAGCAGCTTGGTTCTCTCCTGCAGGTTCAAGACGTGGACAACTTCTTGGAATTACAGCACTGAACTATAGCCCAACTAAAGGTCAAAGAGATACTCTTTATAAAGCCGGTGTCAACCCAATTGCAAATATTCCTGGTCAAGGCGCTTTGCTATTCGGTGATAAGACAATGCTAGGTCGACCATCTGCATTTGATAGAATCAATGTAAGACGTTTATTCTTGATTCTTGAAAGAGCAATTGGACGGGCAGCTGAACAAGTTCTGTTTGAATTCAACGATGAGTTCACAAGAGCAGAGTTTGTTAATATCGTTGAGCCAGTACTGAGAGAAGTGCAGGGTAGACGTGGTATTACGGACTTTAGAGTTGTTTGTGATGAAACAAATAACACGGCTGAAGTAATCGACCGTAATGAATTTAAAGCTGACATCTTTATCAAGCCAGCACGTTCAATCAACTTCGTAACTCTGAGTTTCGTAGCTGTAAGAACTGGCGTGGACTTTGAAGAAGTCGTAGGCACGGTATAAGGAGATAAAAAATGGCAGTTTTAGGAGTCGATGACTTTAAGTCGAAGCTCAGAGGTGGTGGCGCTCGTCCTAATCTATTTAAGGCGACGATCAACTATCCCGGGTATGCAGGTGGTGACACCGAGCTAACAAGTTTCCTTTGTGAAACAGCTCAGTTACCAGGTTCAACATTCGGAACGATTGTTGTTCCATTCAGAGGTCGTCAGCTAAAAATGGCTGGTGATCGTACATTCGCACCATGGACGGTTACAATCATCAATGATACAGACTTTGATGTCCGTAACTCAATGGAGCGTTGGATGAATGGTATCAATGCTCACTCAGCAAATACTGGTTTGACTTCACCTATTGCATATGAAGCAGACTTGTTTATTGAGCAATTAGATCGTGACGGATCTGCTCTTAAGAAGTATACATTGAGAGGTGCTTTCCCAACAGAAATTGCACCAATTGATGTAAGCTACGCTTCAGTAGACGAGATCGAAAGATTCACTGTAACCTTCGAGTTCCAGTACTTCGATACCGATACTACTAGCTAGTATAAGTAAAGAGAGAGGCTAGACACAGTCTAGCCTCTTTTCTCAATTTAAGGAATTAAAATGGCAGAAGATAGAGGCCTTCGTTTATTTGGATTTGAAATCAAGAGAGCTAAGGAAGAAGATCCTAAAAAAGCTCCCTCGATCGTTCCTGCTCGAGACGATGACGGTGCAGGATATGTAACCGCATCTGGTATGCATTATGGTCAATATCTGAATATTGATGGAGATGACTCAAAGGATAATTATCAACTTATTATGCAATATCGTGGAGTTGCGATGCATCCTGAAGTTGATATGGCAATTGAAGAAATTGTTAATGAAGCAGTCACTATCACCGATAATGATATGACGGTTGATATTAATTTAGATAATATCGATATTTCAGACTCAATTAAGAAACAAGTTAAAGAAGAATTTGATAATATCTATGGGATGTTAGATTTTGGTGATTATGGTCACGATATCTTCCGTAGATGGTATATTGATGGTAGATTATATCATCATTTAGTAGTTGACGAAAATAACCTCAAGTTAGGCATTAAAGAAATTAGACCTATTGACGCATCTAAAATGCGTAAGGTTAAACAAGTCAAAACAAAAACTGATCAACAGACTGGGGCTAAGCTCATTGAAAAAGTTGATGAGTATTTTATTTACCAAGAAAAACCTGGCAGTCAACAATCAGGTGGTGTAAAAATGACTGAAGATGCAGTCTCATATATTACATCTGGTTTGTTGAATGAAGATCGTAAAAAGATCGTATCATACTTACATAAAGCGATGAAGCCTATTAACCAATTAAGAATGATGGAAGATTCATTGGTTATTTACAGATTGGCTCGTGCACCTGAGCGTCGTATTTTTTATATTGATGTTGGTAATTTACCGCGTGGTAAAGCCGAACAATATATGAAAGATATTATGACACGGTATCGTAATAAGCTTGTCTATGATGCAAGCACTGGACAAATTCGCGATGACCGTAAACATCAGTCATTACTTGAAGATTTTTGGCTCCCACGAAGAGAAGGTGGTAGAGGAACAGAAATTAGTACATTACCTGGCGGTGAGAACTTAGGCCAGATTGATGACATTGTATATTTCCAGAAAAAAATGTATCGTGCATTAAATGTACCTATTAATAGACTTGAGCAAGAAGCACAGTTTTCTCTTGGAAGATCTTCAGAAATTACAAGAGACGAATTAAAATTTCAGAAATTTATTGATAGACTTCGTAGAAGATTTGCTCATTTGTTTATGAATATCTTAAAGAAACAGTTGATTCTAAAAGGTATTATTACTGAAGAAGATTGGAACGGCTGGAAAAGTAATATTGTCATTGAATATGCAAAGGACAATCATTTTACAGAACTAAAAGATGCAGAAATTTTACGAGAAAAATTACAATCTTTAGACCAAGTTCAAAACTATGTTGGTGAATATTTCTCTAAAGAATGGGTAATGAAGAATATCCTACATTTTAGTGATGAAGACATTGAAAGAATGCAGGATCAAATAGGTGGTGAAGGCGAACAAGCGCCAGAAGGAGAAGAAAATGAGTGATACTGAAGTTGAAGTAAATCCAATTGAAAATTTAGTTCAAGCAGCACTAGATCAAAACTATACAGCTGCAACTGATATTTTTAATGATGTGATTGGGCAAAAAATGCAATATGCATTAGATCAAGAAAAAGTTGCGATTGCAGGGAGCATCTATAATGGCGAAGAGCCAGAAGATGATGACTATGAACTTGATGATGAAGATTTAGAACTAGATGACGAAGATCTCGAACTAGATAATGAAGATTTAATTGATGATGACGACGAAGTAGAAAACTAAAAACATATAAATAATTAAGTAAAGAACGGGTAACATGAAATATTTTACTGAACTAAGAAAAAAGATGCCACCTGGAGAACACGTAAAAGACTTCAAGGTGGATCGCGTTCCAGTAATGATTCATAAGGATAAAGGCAAGTTTGTTGCTTATGTCGATGGTGACAAACTTGACGTTTATAATTCACAGAAAGAAGCAGAAAAAGCTGCTACTCAATTTGTGAAACAATACGGACAAATGAAATGAAACTTATTGCAGAATATACAGATCAAGATATTGAATGCATTGTCGAAGCCAAAGATGGCAAAAAGACATATGCTATTGAAGGTATCTTTGCATCAGCCGAGCAAAAGAATCGTAATGGTAGAATCTATCCAAGAAATGTGATGGAGTCTGCTGTTAAAAAGTATATCGACGAACAAGTTTCAAAAGGTAGAGCTGTTGGTGAACTCAATCATCCAGAGGGCCCAACAATCAACCTAGATAAAGTTTCTCACAAGATCAGTAACCTTGAGTGGAAGGGGAATGATGTTGTAGGAAAAGCGACAATACTGGCAACTCCTATGGGTAAGATCGTTGAAGGTCTTCTCGATGGTGGCGTTAGGGTTGGCGTTTCAACTCGTGGTATGGGAAGTTTGCAGCGAGGCGGTGGAGCAATGATGGTCGGTCCTGACTTCATGCTCAATGCTGTAGATATCGTTCAGGATCCATCTGCACCGAATGCTTTTGTTAATGGAGTTATGGAAGGTGTTGAATGGGTATGGAATAACGGTATCATCGAAGCTCAAACAATTGAAAGAATGGAGACTGAAATTAAGAAAGCTCCACGAAAAGATC